GCACTACGCAATTTCAAGGAATGGGTGTAACTGGAACTGATCGTTTTGGTGTACCACCTTCTGAATTAATGTCCGCTTCTGGATTTACTCCAACAAGTGTAAGTGATGATTTTATTAATATAACCATTACTTCAACACCTTCTGCAACTGGACCAGGTGGTGGAAATGTGGTATTTATTGGACCAACTACGGTGAGCGCATGACAACATATACTGAATTAGTAAATCAAATAAGAGATTACACAGAAACAAATACAACAAATTCTGCTGGTGCTTATAATGGTGTCTTAACTGATACTATAGTTAATGATTTTATTGAATTTACTGAAAATAAAATACTAAGAGATTTAGCTTTACCTAATTTTACATCACATCAATATGCAAATTTTACAATTGGAAATGGCTTTTTAAGTTTACCTGGTGCAACAGGTATTAATCCTACTTTATTTTCTACAATTAATAGTCTTATGATTTACCCTGCATCTGGTTCTGGAGACAGAACTTTTCTTGATAGAAAAGATGTAAGTTTTATGAATGAATATTGGCCTGATAGATCTCAAACAGGGACACCAAAATATTATTCACAATGGGATGATAATACTGTATACGTAGTGCCTACTCCAAGTGCAGCTTTTACTGTAGAGTTAAGTATGTCTAAATTACCGGATAGACTTACTTCTAGTAATCCTACTACTTGGATTGGAGATAACATACCTAAGTTATTACTACATGGGTGTCTTATTGAAGCCTTTAATTATTTAAAGGGTCCAGCAGAAATGCTGCAAATTTATACTCAATCGTATGAAACCACTTTACAAGAGGTTGCTGCGCAACAAATGGGTCGTGGAAAACGTGATGAATATTCAGCTGGTGTACTTAGAGTACCTAGACCTTCATTTCAACCAGGACTTGGATCACAAAAATTAACTCAAGGAGGACAATAATGGCAATAGGATCTTCAGCTGTAGCAAACAGTTTTAAACAAGAAGTTCTTGTCGGAACACATAACTTCACCGCTTCAAGTGGTGATACTTTTAACTTAGCATTGTACACAAATAGTGCTTCAATAGATGCATCTACAACTGCTTACTCTACAGGTTTATCTGGACAAGTAGGTACTAGTGGAACTGGGTATACTACTGGGGGAAAACCTCTAGTTAGTGCTACACCAACATTAGATGGATCAGTTGCAATTTGTGATTTTACATCTGCTGTTTCGTGGTCAGCAGCTACGATCACAGCGCGTGGTTGTTTAATTTACAATACAAGTAAAAGTGATAAAGCAGTGTGTGTATTAAATTTTGGTGGAGATAAAACAGCAACAGCTGGTACTTTCACTATAGAATTTCCGGCGCCGGCAGCAGCAACTGCTATCATACAATTAGCGTAGGTACCTCATGGTATTTAAAGTTAATGATAGGGTAAAAGAAACCACTACGACTGCTGGTACAGGTGCGGTAGCACTTGGAGGTACGTCAACTGGTTTTGATACTTTTGCTACTGGTATTGGTAATAGCAATACTACTTACTATACTATCGCTCATCAAACAGCCGATGAATGGGAAGTAGGATTAGGTACACTTGATGGATCTAGTGCTAATTTAACAAGAACAACTGTTTTTACTAATTCAAACGGTAATACTAGTCAGGTTAATTTTGCTGCAGGAACTAAAGATGTATTTGTTACTCAACCTGCAAGTAAAATTATGGAAGAAATTTTAACTACTCAAGGTGATGTTTTGTATGCGTCCTCAGCAAATACACCAGCAAGATTAGCTAAAGGATCCGCCAACCAAGTATTAGCAATGAATGCAGGAGCGACTGCACCCGAATGGCAATCACCTACAACAGGTGATATAACTGCTGTAACAGCAGGAACAGGATTATCAGGTGGTGGTTCATCTGGAGATGTTACAGTTAACTTAGCAAACACGGCTGTCACGGCAGCATCATACACAAATGCTAGTCTAACAGTAAACGCTCAAGGACAATTAACCGCGGCATCATCAGGAAGCGCTGGTGCATCGGCTGGCTTTGCCATTGCAATGGCCGTGGCCCTCTGATATAAGGATAATATATGGCACAAAATTTTAGAAGATATACATCAAACGCAGTAGGAACAAGTCCAGCAACTTTAGTCACAGCTAACTCTTATGATACCATTGTTGGTATTTCTGTATCAAATATTTTAGGATCTACAATTCTTGCAGATGTCTACATTAATGATGGAAGTAATGACATTTACTTAGTTAAAAATGCGCCAATCCCTAGTGGTGGTGCTTTACAGGTATTAGCCGGCGGTGCAAAATTTGTTATGCAAGCCAGTGATGTTTTAAAAGTTAAATCAGATACAGCTTCTTCCGCAGATGTGTGGGTTTCAGCAGTTGACGATATAAGTACATAAGGAGGATTAATTGCCCTACGTAGGTAACATACCAGCAGAATCATATGCGGCGTTTAATGTCCAGTACTTTACAACAAGTGCAACTGCAACGTATACATTAGACCGTGCTGTAGCCAATGAACTAGACATCCGTCTAGTTATCAATAACGTAATTCAAGAACCAGGATCTGGTAAAGCATACACAGCGGCAGGTACAACTTTAACACTTTCAACTGCAACAACAGGATCAGACACAATGTATTGTGTGTATATTGGCAAAGCGGTACAAACCGTAAACCCAGGTGCAGGATCAGTTGGAACAACAGCGCTTGCAGATAACGCCGTTACAGAAGCTAAACTTAATGTATCAAACTCACCAACTAATGGTTATGTTCTCAGCGCCCAATCAGGTGCAGCAGGTGGACTTACATGGGCAGTGGATGCAGGAGGAGCAGCTTTAACGGGTTCTACTAATAATACAATTACTACAGTAACAGGTGCTAATGCTATTCAAGGTGAAGCCAACTTAACTTTTGATGGAACAGATTTAACTTTAGGAACTGGAAATATAGTTTTTGGTACAGCTTCTAAAGGAGTTTATCTTGGAGTCACTGCAGCAACAGCTTCTAATTTATTAGATTATTATGAAGAAGGTAGTTTTACTCCTACTTGGATAACAAGTGGAGGTAATTTATCTCCTAGTGGCTCAGTAACTCCTGCTTCTACTTCTGGAACATATACAAAAATTGGTGATTTAGTTACTGTACAATTTATCACAGGTTTATTTAGTGTAACAGGTACAAGTGGTTCTTATCAAATAACAAACATGCCTTTTACTACTAATTCAGCACAACCTGCAGTAGGTACAGTTCGTGAGTATGGTCAAACAGGACATTTAGGTTATTGTTATATGAATGGTAATTCAACTACAGCAGTAGTTTATGGCACTCCAAGTGCAGGACAAGTAAACAATCCATATTTTTATGGGTGCATAACATATAAGGTTTAATTAAATGGCAATAACAGAAGAAAAAAAATTAGTTAAAACAGAAATTGTAAGTGATTATAAAATTATTCAAGTTGCTTATGATATTATTTATAAAAAAGATGGTGTTGAAACTATGAGAAAAAGATGGAGAAATTCTTTTCAACCAGATGCAGATGTTTCTGAAGAAGAACAAGAAATAAAAGATTTAGCAACTTTGTATTGGACAGATGAATTAAAAGCATCTTGGCAAACAAAAGTTGAAAACGATAACAAACTAGGAAAAGATAGATAATGGCACTAAGTAAAATAGATGTGAGCAAAATGATAACCGGTGTTACCCCATTAGCAAATGGTGGAACTGGTGGCACATCAATACCAGCTACTAACCTAGCTTCAGGTGTAACGGGAACGTTGCCTGTTGGTAGTGGAGGCACAGGATTAACGTCTGGTACAACAGATCAATTCTTAAAGTTTACAGGAAGTACAACAGTAGCAAGTGCGGCTGTAGTAGCAGATTCAGGATTAGCTTCACAACAAGTTTTTACTTCTAGCGGAACATGGACAAAACCTACTGGAATTACTAAAGTAAAAGTCACTGTAATAGGTGGAGGTGGCGGTGCTTTCACTGCTACTAACACTAGAGGTGGTGGC